ATACAGTAAAACTTCATTCTTACTTTTCCTTTTTTCTCTCTAGTTGCAGACTTTATCAGTCTTTTAGATGATTCATTTTTTAACTCATTCAAGCATTTATCATTTTTACTTGGTGATATTATTTTTATTTTTTCTGTTTTCGTATCATATTCAATTTCTATTTTTTCTTTTGCTTGGCTTTCTTGAGCTATAAAAAATAAAACTGTGATTATTATGTACTTCATCATTTCACCAGTAGAGAAGGTGAGTCCACATCTTCTAATGGTGGACTCTAGTCCCAAAAATGGGAATTTAATAACAATTATTCATCTTTGCCTAATACTTCTTGTCTGTATTTAATAACTTCCTCAGCTTTCAAATCTTTCAAATGATATTTGATTAATGCATGTATTACGTCGCTTTCTGCCATTAAAGATTTTTTAGCTACTACGAATTTCATCAATGTTTCTTTCACATCTTCAACTTCTTCACTTCTGATTTTATAGACTTTGCTCATTGTAAATCCTTTGTAACTAGACAACTTGGTAACTTAATTAATGTTAACTCGTTTTATAGGTTGACAAGTTACTTGTAAATTTTGTTTAATGTTTTAAACCTAGTTACTTGGTAACTTTTTATGTTAGATCATATCTGTATTAACGCGCCTTTCGATTCAAGCTTCTATTCAGTAGATGCTGAAGGCCGTTATTTCTTTATAGATGTTGATCTTCATAGTCTTGAAATCCCTTTAGCTTCTCGTTCTGTCTATAAAGATGAAGACGGGGAAGTCCATAACTCTCATTTATTCCATCCTTATGAGTCTGTTCCTACTCACTATACGGGTATGGCTATGAAAGTTTTTTTCGATTCTTCTTATGCTCCCTACGTTCAAATCAAAGCTAGCCCTGCAAAGTTGTTACAGGGTCACAATGTCTTTGGATCGGACAACATAGAGCAGGGCGCTATGGAAATGATCGGCTTTCTTCATGAAGCTTATCCTGTTCTTGCTTGTATGCTTGACTGGCCTAGTGCTTGGGTTTCTCACATAGATGTAACTTATTCTTGCCGTGTAAAAGATCAGACTACAGCTAAAAAAGTTCTCGAATATCTTGGAAATGTTTCAAATGGCCAGACTCGCATTAGTAAAAAGGCTTATGACACATCGCGTTACTGGGGCGGTGAAACTTCTCGCTTAGTTCAACATAAATGCTATCTAAAGCATGACGAATTTATGGCTCAATTTGCTGAACAACAACAACAAGCAAAAAAATTAGATAAATCAGCAATTCGAGTTATTCAAGTTATGTCTGATCAAAGACTTATTGAATGGACTATTGGTCTTTTACGTTTTGAATCTCGTCTAAAAAAACGATGGCTAGAACGTAATGGTATCCCAACAAATTTATTTGAATTAATCCGCTTTCAAAAGCAAAACCCTAATTTACTTCAAACACTTTGGACTAAAGCTACTCATAGCATTTTTGAAGCTCTAAGAGGTCAAACTATGAAACTAACCGATGATACAAGTGTACTTGAAGCCATTGAGAAGTCAGAAATAGTTTTGACCAAATCGGGCAAGGTATCACATACCAAAGTACGTAATTTATTTGCCATGTATTGCTTAATCAGAGAAAAAGGCATTACAGAACTTAAAACCACATATTCAAAGACTTCATTTCATAGGCTTATTGCTGACTTATGTTTATGCGGTTTTTCTAAGGCTTATCTTCAGAATCTCCACACTGAAAAGGCCAATAACATTATTCCTTTCGTCAAGCTCGTCGAGATTGATTTTAACCAACAATTGCCGGAATGGTATGTAGAACCACAGTCGCAATTTAATTACCAAGTAGCTTAGGAGCTTAAAAAATGTCACAAATCCAAACTTTAACCGTAATTGGTTTAAAAATGTCTAAAGGCGAATTTACACCTGAAAACGGTCGAAATAAGGGTGTAGCTACACCATACGATAATTTAAACATTCATGCTTTGCAGCCGTTCGCTGAATCTGATCTGGACGCTATTGGTTCTAAAGAACAAATCTTTAAGCTTAAAGGTTCAGGTAATTTCTATCGTTTTAAAGATGTTCAGTTGCCAGCTTCATTTGATTTTGAATTTGACTATGACTTTTCAAAAGTACCGCCACGTCCAGTACTTAAAGATATTAAACAAACAAAGTCTTTAGAATCAAAGGCTTAAAATACACTATTTCGTATAATGTATAATCTGTTAAATATCAATAACTTATAAACATTATAACAGGATTTTAAAGAATGTCTTACGAGTGCAAAACCTTAACACCTCCACAACAAGGCGTTGCACAAGTTTGCATGGAATGGCAAGAAGCTAGCTTTTTGCCTGAATTAACTGGTGCGGATCGTGATGTGATTCTCCAGTGGGCTATAGGGATTTTCGCATTGGTCTTTGTAGTTAAAAAAATAATGCGGTTCTTTTAATAACTAACTGAGGCTCATCTCATGAAAAAAACAACTCAAAACCGCTTAGCGGTCATCAATCGTAAAAACGTTGCTACTTATGGTTTAGGGGCTACTGTTTCAACTGCTCTTATGTCAAGTAATGCCAATGCTCTTGATGTATCAACTGCTTTAACAGGTGCTGATGCAGAAGCAAACATCGAAACTGGTGCTTTGTGGGCTTTGGGTATTGTCGTAGTAATTTACGGTGCTAAAAAAGTTATCGGTTTCTTCGGTCGTTAATTTTTGGAGCCAAGAAAATGACAGAATCTGATCTTAACTGGATTATTTTAGCTGTTCTTTTCTTGGCTTTTTACCGTCTTTTGAAATAAGAAATTAAATATTTGGGGGTTTTATGAAAGCGTTTAAATATTTATTTTTTTTATTTTTTATTTTTTACACTTCTAATGCTTTAGCGGCTCAACAATGGTATTTGACAAACTACCCATCACGAACATACTCAACACCTTTAGCTGCATGTAAGTCTGTATATTCGACTGCCGCTAAGGTTGAAATGTCTACTCCTACTATTTACCGTTGTTTAACTTCTTCTGGTTCTTATCTTGCTTCTGTTATTGCTAAAGAGGTTCAATGTCCATCTGCTACTTCAAAAGATTTAAAAGTTCCTGTTAATTCTAAGTCTTATGTTTGTGTCGAGGGTTGCCAATATCGTTTGCGCGCTTGTGTCGATGTAGATATGGAACCGGGTATGACTTGCTCTGCTATTTCTACTGGTCAAGACTGTGGAACAACTCCACCGCCACCAACCAATGACCCCAATAATCCAACTCCTGATACTGCAACTCCTGATCCTGCTGATCCTAATGGTCCACCATCCCAAAATACAGCTAACAGTGAAAGTACCAGTACTTCTACAAGTACCAGTACGTCTACAAGTTCAACTGAAAATAATACCAATATTACAAATACAACGACAAACACAACGACAAATACAACAACGAATACCATTATTAATTTGGATAGATTGGAAAACGTTATTAAAAATATGACTTCTGTTTTATCTAATAAATTAGATGCCATTTTCGGGAAAATGGATCAGGACGGAGGTTCTGAGGGTGGAACAGGTGAAGGTACAGACTTAACAGAAACCAATGCAAAACTTGATGAAAATAATTCTTTGCTTTCCGATTTAAAAGATTGGCTCACTGGTGGCGAGGATGGTTCTAACGGTTCTGGCGGTGATAATCCATTTGGAAATGATGCTGTACCTGAAAAGGCTCTAACTCCACAAGATTTAAAAACAAATATTTTTAGCGGTTCTGCTGCTTGTCCTGCGGATCGCACTCTTTCATTCCAATTATTTACTGGAAAAACTTTTTCCAAGTCTTTCAGCTTCGCTATGTGGTGCGACAAATTAGCGATTTTCGGTACTTTAATTCTTATAGCTTCGTACTTGTACGGTGCTTACATTATTACGAGTAAATCATAATGCCACAGTTACTTATAACTATTCTTGCTGCATTTGCTTCGTCACTGGTTGCCAAGCTTCTTTTAGGTGCTGGTCTTGCCTTTGTTTCTTATACATTCATCAATGATTTAGTGATGCAAGCTCAAAATGCAATGCTTGGCCTATATAACAATGTACCTGCGGATATTATGGGGATTATGGGTATTTTAAAAATTCCACAAGCCTTGTCTGTAATTATGTCTGCGATTGGTACGGCTGCTTTTATTAAATCTTCGAAATTAGCTCTAGGCAAAGGATAAGCAAGGAAGGAGGAGGAGTTTCGACGACGACGCCCGCGATTATCCTTGCTAAAGAGGTAAATAAAAATGCAAACATTAATCTCTGCACCACCAAGAACAGGCAAAAGTCTTTACTGCATGTCTTTAATTGATCAACTATCAAGAAAGCATCCAAATAGACGTATTTATACAAATATCATCGGCATGAATTACCCAGGTGTATTAACCATTAATTCAACGCCTGAAAAACCTTTCGACTGGCGTGATCTCCCAGATGGCTCAATCATCTTTTTTGATGAAGCACATGAACATCCTGCTTTTAGTGCTCAGGATTTGTTAGGTACTGCCCGAACTGATGCAGAAAAAAAACGTAAAGCAGAAATATTAGATATTGGTGATTCCTTGACTTTGCATGGTCATTTTGGCTTTGATATTTATTTGATTACTCAAAACCCAAAATTATTACGTGAACAAGTGCGAGCTGCTTGTTCTGTGCATTATGTTATGCGTCGTTTATGGGGCTTGGATGTTGCAATGATTTATGAGTTTGCAGAGGTTCAGACTTATTTTGCAAATGCCACAAGAAAACAGGCTTTATCTGTAAAGCGTTTCCGCTACCCAGAAAACCTATATAAATATTATGTATCTTCAAACGTTCATAACATACAAAAGCGTGTACCTTTGCTTTATATGGCTTTCTTTGCAATACCTATAGCAATCTTTGTTTTGGGCTATTCAAAGGCTTCTGAAACTGGCTTTTTTGGTTTATTTCCTAAAGATGAAGTAGTACAAGAAAAACCAATAGAACAACCTGAATATGTAATGTTAGATGCAAAACAGGGTCAAACGCCTGAACAGGTTTTGGCTCAATATAAAGAAAATTTCAATCCTGATATTGAATGCAGAAAGGCCATGAATCTTGATTTGCCTGAATGTGTTTCTTGGTTTGATCAATTGACTAAACAACAATCTTCTGTCTTACCAGATGGCCAAGTATTTCAGGCTGTTGTCTATGATCCTGATAAGCCGTATGACTTCGATTATAAACCACAAATACAGCCACAAGACTTCCCAAGAATGTCGGGCGTTATGACGCTTGCAAATGGTCGGCTTATGGCTATAGATCAGCAGGGCAACTATATGTCTAATGTATCTCAAGAGGATTGCAGAAAATGGCTGTCTGGTTATCGTCCTTTCAATTATGCTAAAGCACCACAACAACAAAACCAATATGCCTATTCACAGCCTGAACAGAGGGAACGGAGTGTTCCCGAACAACCACAATTAAATTCTCAAACTTCTTCCCTCTGATTACAAAGCTCCCTTTTAATTTAAGATCGGTAGGTTTTAGAAAATGGGTTGGGGTTCCCATTTTCGTCACAAACAATTTAGGGTTAAAATTATGAAAAGTTTTGGTTTTTATTTCTTAGTTTTCTTTTTTCTGTACTTGATGTGTCTATTCACAATTGGTGTTGCAGGTGAATTAGATTTTCTTTTGCCATTTTCGATTATCTATTTAATTTCCATTTCTATTTGTTATCCGTTTTTTGAAATGGTTCGTAGAAATCTTTCATAATAGCCACTGGAGAGAGCAATGAAATATGATTCACATGTTCAACGTTATAACACTTATAAAATTATTCGACTTATAGAAGATACTTATGGTCGTAAAGTTAAGAAATTGAGTTTTACTTTTCATTAGACTGATTTCGTATAATGTAGCCGTGATTATGTTACTAAGTCCTAGTGAGAAACTTCTCATTACTCACAGGACTTTTTAACATCAATCCGCATTATACGAAATCTTCC